ACCTGAAGGAGGTGCCAGCGTGACTATAAACGAATACCAGAAAGCGGCCCTGCGGACGGCAGGAACGAACAATGTTGATGATCTGCTGATAAACGGCGCGATGGGCCTTTGCGGAGAAGCAGGAGAATTCATCGACCTGATAAAGAAATGGCAGTTCCAAGGGCATGCGCTGGATGCTGAGCATCTCATCAAGGAGCTGGGCGATGTAGCGTGGTACATGGCAATCGCGGCAACCGGAATCGGAGTTACATTAGAGCACGTGCTGCAGCTAAACATCGAGAAGCTCCGAGAAAGGTATCCGGATGGATTCGATCCAGAACATTCGCTCCACCGAAGGGAGGACGATATATGAAGCCGGACACAGTGAAGATGGCGCCGCTTACAGTTGAAACTATAAATACAGAAGGCGCTATAAGGCTGGTGCAGAAGGTATTTGAAGATACCGCGCAGGAATACATTAATGCATACTGCGATTTGCTAAAGGCTGAGGAAAGCGAGAACCCTTACAAGATCAAAGACACAAAGCAGGTGGTGTATCGCTTGGAGCGTTGGATCCGGAAGTCATTGCTTATACAGGCAATTATTGACAACATTGACGATGTTATACTGACGCTCCAAAGTAAAGCGCGACAGAAATACGTGCAGCGGGCAGATAAAAAGAAACCGAAGCGAAGAAGAAGGAAAAAGAAATGCGAGGAATAAAAGTCCTGATTCTTGCGGCTGTAATAGCCATGGTGGTCGCGGGATGTGGAAAAAGGCAGCAAATACCAAGGAACGGTTATAACCGTTTTAAAGTGGTTGAGCGGTATAAAGACGGGTCGGAGATTGTCGATAAGGATACCGGCTATGGTTATTTTATTTTTTATGATGGGCAGGGCATCGTGCCGCTGTTCGATGAATACGGCCACCCGTATCAGGAAAACGGATGGAGGGATTATAGTGAATGATTATGGAAAGATAATTCGAGAAGCGCGGATTGCAGAAGGACTCTCACAGGCTGCTTTATCAAAAAAAGCGCATGTATGCCGGGATACGGTCTACCGCATAGAAGGTGGATGGATCACGAGCGTGTCGGTGCTTGAGAGCGTGCTTGGGGCGCTTGGGATGAGATTGGAGGTCGTAAACGATGACTGACCTAATCAGCAGACAGGCGGTAAAGGAGTGGCTTACAAGGTGGGAAGGATACATTGATACCGACATCATCGCACGGATGCAGTGCAGAGTCGTAGATATACCGTCCGCACAGCTTTTGCAACTAACTTGCAACCCACTTGCAACTGACTGCATTGACAGACAGGCGGCGATTGATGCGCTTGACAAGCATTTTGAAGAGCGATTAAGGCTGTTTGATTATGACAGCTATGAACAAGCAGATGATAATACACGGCGCGTGTGTGATGGAATTGCTGATGCGATAGAGGTAGTAGATAACTTGCCATCCGCACAGCTCGACCCCGACATGATACATCTGCAAAAAGAGCAAGCATATATGCAAGGCTATGAGGATGGGCAAGCGGCACTGAGAGCGGACTTGTGGGATCGTGAGCGAGAAAGGTGGGAAGAATGAGCAAATTAAAACCGTGTCCGTTTCGTATTCACGGCGAGAGAACAGCTTCAGCAACGGTTTACGGAGAGTTCTACTACAATGAAACATTTATGCCGTGCATGGGTGAAGATTGCGCTTGTTACTACAATTCTGGTGATGAAATCAGATGTTGCAGAGATAACACATATTTCATCTTAGTGGAAAGGAAAGAGGATGGACACTAATGTAAGAATCAACTGTGAGACAAATGGTTTTGAGGATGCCACAGAACAGGTCGAAGCACTTGCCGAAGCGTATGATGGATTTCCTGCACAGGTGACAATCAAGAATTGCCATCACTGTACGTTTAATATCTATCCGTCACAGACTAAGTTTGTGGATGCAGAGAGGAAAGATGATGAGTGACGATTTAATAAGCAGAAAGGTGGGAAGAATGAATCATGATTATGAGCATTGTGCGGACTATACGGACAAGTGCCCGAAGAAGTGCTTCCGTGGAGAGCTTGTTAGAGATTTGAAGCGCAGACCGTATCCGCTCCCTGTATCGTGGATGCACTTAGAAGGGACGGTGGAATGCAGGAAAGAAAGGCGGGAAGGATGAAAATTAAAGTTATTGAAACCATAACAGAGATTGAAGCAACAGCACAGGAAATTAACGCAAGTCAAACTGTAGGCGGCAGATTTGCCTCGTTACTTGCAAATGCCCTTACTCCATATAGAGCATATGATGAGGAAGATGATGATGCGGAAAGGGAAACCGATGATACACAGGTTTAATTTTTGGGATGACGCCATTTATCCGCTTCTGTCGAAGATAGTCGGAAAACGGTATGGATGCTGTGGAAAGTTGAAAAATTGCACAAGGTGCATAAAAAGAAACGGGTGGGAAGAATGAGATTAATAAATGCGGATGCGCTGAAGTATGAACCGCTCCCGAAGGGTGAAAGAAATTATCGCACATACAACTTAGATGATGCGTATGAAGATGGATATCATGATGCAATGGTTGACATTTGGAATGCTCCGACCATCGAAGAGCGCAAGACGGGGAAGTGGGTATGGTCAGACGAGGATGCTTCTTGGAAATGCGGTAGCTGTGATTGCGTATTTGAGGAATATGATTGGAAACCCGAATATAACTACTGCCCGAACTGCGGTGCAGATATGAGGACAGGGCGATGACAGTATTTGCATTTGTTTTCGGATCAGTGATGCTTGGATATTTGTGCTCGTTGATACGGCAAAAAATCGAGGAAGAAGATGAACAATAGTCACAGCGATATTTTGGAATTCATAAGGTACAGAATCAAGGAGGGAAATATGACTGCGAGGGAAGTCGCCTGGGCTGCAGGTATGTCGCCGCAGTCGCTTCACGACTTCCTGCATGTGTGTCAGGGAACACAGATTGCAAAAGCAGAACACATTCTTGATGTTCTTGGATTTGAAATAGTGCTCAAAAAAAAGAAGGAGGATACAAAATGAACTCAGTTGTTCTGGTTGGAAGGCTTACAGGAGATCCGGAGGTGCGATACACACAGACAGGTACCGCTGCCGGGAATTATACGCTGGCGGTTGACAGGCGATATAAGCGGGATGGAGACCCGGATGCAGATTTTATTCGCTGTGTGATGTTTGGAAAATCAGCAGAATTCGCTGAGAAATATTTCCACAAAGGAATGCGGATTGCTGTTCGCGGCAGGATCCAGACCGGGAGCTACACAAACAAAGATGGCAGGAAGATCTACACAACAGACGTGATTGTGGAAGATCAGGAATTTGCTCAGAGCAAGAGCGAGGGAGGATCGTATTCGAAACCTGAGGAAGAAGCTCCAAAATACGGAGCGCCTGATCCGGACGGATTTATGCACATCCCGGACGACATTGACGAGGAGCTGCCGTTCTCGACGTAAAGTGTTTTAGGACTTGAAAACAAGACAAAAAACAGATGAATGGTAAAATTAAAGGGAGGATTCACCGCTTCGGCGGTTGACCTCCTGCTTTGTGGGTGGGATGGCGGGTATTTGAAAGCGAGGTTATATGGATAATTTACAGGTTGAGTATGTTCCGGTCGGAGAGATCACGCCGTATGAAAAGAATGCGAAGCTCCATCCGCGGGAACAGATTGACCAGATAAAGAAAAGCATCGTCGATTTTGGCTTTAATGATCCGATCGCCATCTGGCGCGGAACAATCGTTGAGGGCCACGGCAGGCTGATCGCCGCTAAAGAGCTCGGTATGGAAACCGTGCCGATTATACGACTCGACGAGCTTACCGACGAACAGCGCAGGGCTTATGCGCTCGTTCACAACAAGCTCACCATGAACTCGGACTTTGATCTGGAACTGGTTGATCTTGAGCTGCAGGATCTCGAAATGTTTGATATGGAATCGTTCGGATTCGAAATGCAGCAAGAAGAACCGTCGCTGGAAGATATCACCGAGGACGAGCCTCCGGAGCCGCCAGAAGAGCCTAAAACGAAATTGGGCGATTTAATCGACATGGGGGGGCACAGACTTATTTGTGGTGATTCAACTGATATTACGGTTATTGATCGCCTTATGGCGGGAGTAAAAGCGGATCTGTTCCTTACGGATCCTCCGTACAACGTAGACTACGAAGGCAAGACGAAGGACGCCCTGAAGATCCAGAACGATAAACAGGACGAGGATTCGTTTCGGCAGTTCCTCCGGGATGCCTTTACTGCTGCAGATACCGCTATGCGCGATGGTGCGTGCTTCTACATCTGGCATGCTGATTCCGAAGGATACAACTTCCGCGGGGCCTGCGAGGAAGTCGGATGGAAAGTCCGTCAGTGCCTTATCTGGAATAAAAACACTATGGTTATGGGCAGACAGGATTACCAGTGGAAACACGAGCCGTGCCTGTATGGATGGAAGGCAAATGCCGCCCACACGTGGGCGAGTGACCGAAAGCAAACGACGGTAATAGACTTCAATAGACCGACACGCTCTGCTTTGCATCCGACTATGAAACCGGTCGGGCTTTTCGCTTATCAGATCAAGAACAACACGAACCAGGGCGATATAGTGCTCGATCTCTTCGGAGGCAGCGGCACAACGGTTATGGCATGCGAACAGATGAATCGTAAATGTTACACCGCGGAGCTGGATCCGAGATACTGCGATGTCATTATAGAGCGCTGGGAGAAGTTCACCGGCAGGAAGGCGGTGCTTCTCAATGAAAGCTGAGCACATAACCTATATCGTAATGGACTGTCGGTCGCGCCATGTGGCGCGGGTTACAAACTCCGCGAGGAAAGCGTTGTCCCAGCTCCAAAAGGGAAAACGGATCGAAGTGTGGAGCGGTGATGTGCTGATTGATACCGTATACGACAGCACAAGACCAAAGTTCAAAAAGTATGTGGAACGCGAACGCGTTTATATTGCTCAGAAGCAGGCACGCGCAGAGCATAGAAATAAGCTCCGTGTGGTGCGGATATAGAGGTATAAATGAATGATCAAAACTTAGTGCGAAATGAAGACAGAACGCCCGAAGAGCGCCGAGAAAATGCGCGGAAGGCAGGAATCGCATCAGGGAAGGCTCGAAGGAAAAAAGCGGACATGCGAAAGCTCCTCGAACAGATGATGAAGGAGGATATCCCGGATGGGAGTATGACTTACGCAGAGCGAGTAACGCTTTCCCTGCTTACGGTTGCCAGTAACCCGAAGTATGGTGGCGCTATGGTAAATGCCTATAAACAGATCGCACATATTACCGGACAGGATGAGCCGGAGCAGAAGCAGGAGGATATCGAGGTATTACGGAAGATCCTCGCATTGAACAGAAAATATGCCGAAGCAGTACAGCATGAGCAGGAAACAGAATGAATATCTCCGGAACGCGCATGCCAGATGGAATTTTAAAATCGGGGCGGTGCGCTCCGGAAAGTCGTTTGTGGATATCATGCAGGTGATACCGGAACGACTTCTTGAGCTTTCCAACAAAGAAGGACTGAATGTAATTCTCGGTGTATCAAGGGAAACGATCGAGCGAAACGTTCTGCAGCCAATGCGTGAAATGTACACATCGTCTATAGTCGGCAACATAAACAGCAGGAATATAGCAACGGTGTGCGGGCAGGAGGTGTACTGCTTAGGAGCGGAGAAGGTTTCGCAGGTATCGAAGATTCAGGGTTCCAGCATAAAGTACTGTTACGGCGACGAGATCGCGAAGTGGCACAAGGATGTATTCGCTATGCTGCAGTCGCGTTTGGATAAACCGTATTCGTGCTTTGATGGGGCGTGTAACCCGGAATATCCGACGCACTGGCTAAAACAGTTTATCGATCGCGAGGACATTGATTCCTATATTCAGAAATACACAATATTCGATAATCCGTTCCTGCCAAGGGCTTTTGTTGAAGCCTTGCAGAAGGAGTACCGCGGCACTGTATACGAGAGGCGTTACATATACGGTGAGTGGGCGCTGGCAGAGGGGCTGATATTCCCGATGTACGCTGACGCGCTGTCAGACGTTCCGACGTGGCCGGAGAGGGCCAAAAGAACTTATTGCTTGTCAATCGACTATGGAACATTAAACGCCTTCGCAGCGATGCTCTGGGAGCTTCACGACGGCGTGTGGTATGGCGCGAGAGGGTATTATTACTCGGGCAGGGATACCGGAGCACAGAAAACGGATGAAGAATACGCACAAGCGCTGGACGAGATGCTCGAGGACGTGTTCGCATACTATAAAGAGCGCGGCATGAATGAAAAGCTCGAAACTATCGTGGATCCTTCCGCGGCGTCGTTTATAACGCTTTTGCAAAAACGAGGAAAGTATAAAGTGCGGCAGGCAGATAACGCGGTGCTTGATGGTATCAGGGAAACGGCAACGGCAATCCGAAGCGGGAAAATCAAAGTAAACAGGAACATAAAAGAGTGGCAGGATGAAGCAGGTGGTTATGCGTGGGACAGCGCAGAAGGGCAGGAAAAGCCCATTAAGATAAACGATCACTATATGGATCAGATGCGCTATTTCGTAAAAACAAAGCGCATTGCGATTCCAAAAAACACTTATATACCGCTGTACATGCGGTGAAGGGAGAGAGATGGTTACATATCAAGATCTGATCGCTGTCGGTGATGCGGATAGAGCAAGAATAGACTTCATCCGGCAGGTGATCAACGGGCACACATCGAGCAGGTCGTTTAAAATGGCTCAGATCGCGGATGACTATGACCGGCACAGAAACAGAACGATCTGCGATTTCCAAAAGCTGCTTTATACGGTGTCCGGAAAAGCGGTGCCGGACGCGTATGGCGCAAACTATAAGTTGTCAAGTAACTTTTTTAATCGTTTTGTAACACAGGAAGTGCAGTTCCTTCTCGGTAACGGCGTCCAATGGGAAAACGGAACCGGGCAGCTCGGCGAGGACTTTGACACGCGGATACAGGAGATTGCAAAGGACGCTCTGGTTCATGGTGTGGCATTTGGTTTCGTAAATTACGATCACCTGGATGTTTTCAGCTTTTTGGAATTTGCGCCGTTATATGACGAGGAGAATGGAGCCCTGCGTGCGGGCGTTCGTTTCTGGCAGGTGGATCCGACAAAGCCGCTCAGGGCGACGCTGTACGAAGAGGACGGCTATACCGACTACATCTGGAACACAAAATCAAAAGGCGAGTTCGGATCTATACTCAACCAGAAGCGCAGCTATACGCAGACCGTTAGAACATCGATCGCGGACGGCACCATGATTTATGACGGCGATAATTATCCGACTTTCCCGATCGTGCCGATGTGGGGGAACCCGCACAGGCAGAGCGAGATACTCGGTATCCGGGA